CAATAAATGCCAGTTATAGAATTACACAATAGGTATAAAAAGTTAGTTGATCTCAGATCCAATTGGGAAAACCATTGGCAAGAGATCGCTGATTATGTGCTGCCAAAAAGAGCAGACATAATAAAACAGAGAACAAGGGGAGATAAGAGAACAGAACAAATCTATGATGGTACTGCTCTTCATGCCCTCAACTTACTATCTTCCTCCCTCCATGGTATGTTGACTAATGCGGCAACCCCTTGGTTTTCTTTACGTTATAAAGATCCAAACTTAGCAACCGATGAAAACAATGAATGGTTAGAGGCTGCTAACCAGGCAATGTATATTGCTTTTGATAGATCTAATTTTCAACAAGAAGTACATGAGCTGTATTTAGATTTATGTGCCTTTGGTACTGCGTGTATGTATATTGAAAATGATACGAATGATCTTTTACGATTTACCACAAGACACATTAAAGAAATTTATATCCAGGAAAATTCTAAAGGCAGAATTGATACAGTATTTCGTGAGTGTAAAATGGCTGCACGAAATATTGTGGAAATGTTTGGTGAGGACAATGTATCGGAAAGAATAAAAAAAGTAGCAAAAGATGATCCTTATATGGATCTCACTATTGTTCATGCAGTAATGCCGAATGATGATGCTAACCCATACAAAGTAGATAACAAAAGTATGCCTTTTATGTCCGCATATTTTGACCCAGAGGACATGAAGATGATCTCCCTTGGTGGTTTTGAGGAGTTTCCTTATTTGATTCCTAGGTGGTCAAAATCGAGCTTTGAAGTCTATGGCAGATCTCCATCCATGATTGCCCTGGCAGATATTAAAATGGTTAATAAAATGTCAGAAACGACAATTAGAGCTGCACAGAAACAAATTGATCCACCTTTATTAGTTCCCGATGATAGTTTTATTTTACCTATTAAGACTACTCCAGGAGGATTAAATTTTTACAGATCTGGATCACGAGATAGAATAGAGCCATTACAAATCCAAGCCAATACTCCTGTTGGTTTAAATATGGAAGAGCAAAGACGACAAGCAATTAAACAAGCATACTTTGTTGATCAAATATTAATGGAGCAAAATGTGCAAATGACCGCAACTGAGGTAATGAAAAGAAATGAGGAGAAGATGCGATTACTTGCTCCTGTTCTTGGTAGGTTACAGGCAGAGATGTTACGACCACTTATCTCCAGGTCTTTTGCAATACTCATGCGTCAAGGTGCATTACCACCAGCTCCAGAAGATCTACAAGGATTAGAAATAGATATTGAATACGTTTCTCCATTAGCAAAAGCTCAACGAGGTCAAGATGTCCAGGCAATTATACAAGCAATGGAAATCTTAACACCGCTTAACCAACTAGCTCCTGTCATGGATATATTAGATACCGATGCAATGGCAAGTCATGTGGCGGATGTACTTGGTGTACCAGCTAAAGTTTTACGATCCGAGGGTGAAGTACAGCAAATGAGAGAAGAAAGACAAGAGGCACAAGCAGCACAATCAGAATTAGATCAAGCTGAACAAATGGCAAAAGCTGCGGGATCTGCAACACCAGCATTAAAGGAGGTAATGGGTGGCGGTTAAACCAGAAGATGTAATTGCACAATTAATTAAGGATTATAAATTTGTATTTAGTAGCGAAGAAGGAATACGAGTTTTAGCAGATTTACAAAGGCGATGTTTTTTTACATCAAGTACATTTGTACCAGACAATGCAAATGAAACTTTTGTAAGAGAGGGGCAACGTAGTGTTGTTCTTCACATTAATAATTTTTTAAACACAAAGGATAAGTAGATGGAAGAAAATCAGACAACTGCACCAGAACAACAAACGGAGCAGCCTGGAGCAATCCAACAACCAACAACACCAACACCACAAGAAACAACTTGGATCTCTTCATTGCCAGAAGATTTACAATCAAATGAATCATTAAAAAAATTTAGTTCAATTGAATCCCTGGCAAAAAGTTATGTCAATGCGGAGAGTATGATTGGTGCTGATAAAATGATTAAGCCAAATAAAAATTTTTCGGATGAAGATTGGAATAATTTTTACACAGCTGCGGGGCGACCTGATGACGCAAAAAATTATGAAATTAACTATGAAACAGATAATCCAGAGGCATTAGATAAATTTAAAACATCAGTACATAAGTTAGGATTATCTACTCCACAAGCCCAGGGCATTTTAGATTATTATACTGAAATGAATAAGGGTGCTACCGAGGCTGCAACTAGAGATTTAGAACAACAAAAACACCAGCAAGAGTTAGAGCTAAGAAAAGAATTAGGTCAACAGTTTGAGCCAAGTGTAATGAAAGCAAGACAAGCTGCACAAACTTTTGCTAGTGAAGAAATATTAAATATACCTTTAGCAGATGGATCTACATTTAAAGATCATCCCGCTATTATAAAAATGTTTATGGGTATAGCTGATAAAATGGGTGAGGATGTTATTCGTGCAGAAGGTGATACTAATTTCTTATCACCAATTGAAATTGATAAACAAATTGCAGAATTAACACAACCTAATATGCCTTACTGGAATAAGACCCATCCAGATCACGATAAGGCAGTAGAGCAAGTATTAGAGTTACGGGAAAAGAAACCACGAGATAATCCCGAAATAAGTTTCCAACCAGGAATGGTAGGATAGATCACAACCGAAAGGCGATCAAGACAGCTGGGAAAGACTAGAAATCTAAAAGATTTAAAATCCAGGAAAGCCCCATGATGGATAAGCTAACCGATTTAACCAAAACTATGAAAGGAAAATTGTTATGTCAGTAAATGTAACAACTTCTTTTGTGGAGCAATATTCCGCTAATGTTCAGATGCTATCCCAGCAAATGGGATCAAAACTTAGAGGAGCAGTAGATGTCGAATCAATTAAAGGTAAACAATCTTTCTTTGAGCAAATTGGCAAAACTACAGCTCAACTAAGAACATCGAGACACGGAGCAACTCCACAAATCGATATGCCTCATAGCCGCAGAGCTTTAACTACTGCGACTTATGAATGGGCAGACTTGATTGACGATGCGGATAAAATTCGTATGTTAATCGATCCGACTTCTTCTTATGCTAAAGCAGCAGCTGCGGCTATGGGAAGAGCAATGGATTCAGTAATTATTGCGGCAGCTTTAGGTACAGCTAAAACAGGTGTATCTGGAGGAACGTCAACTGCTCTACCTTCTACTCAAAAAATAGTACATGGTAGTGCTGGTTTAACTGTTGCTAAATTACTATCCGCAAAAAAAATCTTAGACGAAAACGATGTAGATCCATCTGTAAAAAGATACTGTGTAGTATCTCCAGAACAGATTGAAGATCTGCTTAATTTAACTGAGGTGAAGAGTTCTGACTTTAATACTGTTAAAGCTCTAGCCCAAGGTGATATTAATTCGTTCTTAGGATTTGAATTTATCACATCTAACTTACTTACAGCAGATGCAACTCCAAGCAGACAAGTTATTGCTTTTGCAGCTGATGGTATCAAGTTGGGTATTGGTAAAGATATAACCGCTAAAATAAGTGAAAGAGACGACAAATCTTATTCTACACAAGTTTATTATTGTATGGACTTAGGGGCAACCCGTATGGAAGAAGAAAAAATCGTTGAAATCGCTTGTAACGAATAGGAGATAGATAGATATGGCTAGTGTAAAAAGTGTTGCAATAACAAATCTTGATGCTGATCCTAGCGTTATGAGTGGTGGGGGTAACCTATCACCTATGATGGTTTGGCACGATTCTTATGAGGCTTCTTCTTTAGGAAGTGGTTCTGACATCACTATCGCAAGAATACCAGCTGGTGCAACAATTCATGATGTANTCTTGAAATGTGATGCTCTTGGTGGNTCTTCAACTTTAAAAGTTGGGGATGCTGNTGATGATGACAGATACCTTGCTGCNGTAGGCACATGGAACGCTGCTGGACANGCACAATCAATGTTAGCTGGNTCAACAGCNGCTAANACNGCTGTTGCTGGTTTAGGATATAAAGTATCAGATTCTACAGATNTAAAAATTACTACTGGTGGTGCNNNNATCACAGGTACAATTTATTTCTGGGTTTACTATACTCAATAAATATTATGGGGGGATTATTCCCCCCTTTTTTTTCATAGGAGAAACAATGGCTAAAAAAGGATTATACGCAAATATGAATGCCAGAAAAAAAGCTGGTACATCAAGACCAAAAAGTAAAAGTACAGTAAGTGCAGCTGCATACAAAAATATGAAAGCTGGATTTCCAAAAAAAGGTAAGTAATGGCATCAACAGTTGAAATGTGTAACTCGGCATTAAATATGCTGGGTGCATCAAATATAATATCTTTGACAGAAGATAGTAAAAACGCAAGGTTACTTAACCAGCGATATGTTTCGGCAAGAGATGCAGTATTTAGATCTCACAACTGGAATTGTTTAATTAAACGAGTTGAGTTGGCAGCAGATACAGATGTACCCGCATTTGAATTTACACATCAATATACTTTGCCAAGTGATTGCTTACGAGTAATTAGAACACAATACTCTAATGATGTTGATAGTGATATTTTTAAAATAGAAGGAAGAAAATTATTAACAAATGAATCAGAAATAAAAATTGTTTATCTGGCAAGAAATACAGATGTAAACGAATATGATTCATTATTACAAGAAGCTATTGCTGCAAGACTAGCATCAGAGTTAGCTTATGCAATTACGCAATCAAATTCTGTAATGCAATTAATGCAAGGCATTTACGAAAACAAAATACGAGAAGCTAGGTTTATGGATGCTACCGAAGGTACAGCAGATAAACTAGAGGCTAACGAATTTATAACAGCAAGGTTTTAATTTATGGCAAGAGCATCTTTTGCAATATCAAACTTTACAGCAGGTGAATTATCTCCGCAGCTAGATGGGAGAACAGATCTAGGTAAATATTTTAATGGAGCAAAAACATTAGAAAATTTTACTGTCTATCCTCATGGTGGAGCATCAAGACGACCAGGCTCAATGTTTGTGCATGAAGTAAAAAATAGCGATAATAAAACAAGAATTATTCCTTTTGAATTTTCAACAACAGATACTTACATCTTAGAATTAAGTAATCAAAAAATTAGATTTTATAGAGATGGTGGTATCATTACTGAAACTGCTAAAAACATAACTGCTATTACTAAAGCCAACCCAGCTGTTGTTACATCCAATGGTCATGGTTTTACTAATGGGGATCATGTTATTATTTCTGGAGTAGGGGGAATGACAGAAGTAAATGGTATTACTTTTACTGTTGCTGATTCTACTACCAATACTTTTTCATTAAAAAATTATGATGGCACAGCCATTAATTCATCTGCTTATACAACTTATACATCGGGTGGCACAGCTGCAAAGATTTATGAAATTGCATCTCCTTATGCTACCGCTGATATTCCTAATATAAAATTTGCTCAAAGCTCGGATATTATGTACCTGGTACATCCAACATATTCTATTCGTAAATTATCACGATCCGCCCATACATCCTGGGCATTATCAGAAGTATCAATAACAACAGGCAAAGACATTACTGTGAGTGCTATTACTAAAGCAAATCCAGGTGTGGTAACAACATCAACAAATCATGGATTTATTAAAGGTAACTTTATTACTTTTACCAGCATTGGTGGAATGACACAGTTAAATGGCAATGTCTATAAAGTAGGTAATGTATTAAATGAATTTTCTATAACGGGTATTACCCAGGCTAACCCTGGTGTAGTAACAACATCCGCAGCTCATGGTTTGGCAGTTGGTGAAAAAGTTACTATTGCTGGTGTTAAAGGAATGACACAAGTTAATGATACAACCTTTACAGTTAAAACTGTACCATCATCAACAACCTTTAGTTTATCCGATGCGGTGGGAGCAAATTGGAATACAACAGATTATACTGCGTATGCATCTGCTGGTACTGTAACAACACCCGATTTAAAATTTGAAATACAAGATTCAGATGGTAATGATTTAAACACTAGCAGCTATGGTACATTTTCTGCTGGAGGTAGTGATGTTGTTACTAAATTAACAAGCCCCGTATTAAATAAAACAACAGGCACATATCCAAGCTGTGTTGTCTTTTATGAACAACGATTAATTTTTGCTAGTAGTAATAATGATCCACAAACAATATGGTTTTCTAAAACAGATTCCCTGGAAGATTTTACAGTAGGATCTGATTCTGCTGATGCGATGACATATTCTATTGCATCCAATAAAGGTAATGCCATTAAATATTTAACAGTTACCAGGTCTTTAATTTGCGGTACAGCTGGTGGTGAGTTTTCAGTAACAGCATCCTCATCTGCCGAGCCTATTACACCAACGAATATACAAATAAAAAAACAATCAAGTTATGGATCATCGGATATTGATGCGGTATCAATTGGTAATGCTACGATGTTTGTGCAACGAGCTAAAAGAAAAGTAAGAGAGCTTGTTTACAATTATGATACT